TGAGTTAGAATACGACTTACTTTTCTTGTGGGATTCTGTTGGTTCAGTACCATGTAAAATGACTTTTGACGGTAAAGGTGGAAAACAACACAACGCATCTACATTGTCAGATAAAATTGGAATGGGATTAAATCAAAGAATATCAGGATCAAGACGAGTTGATTCGGGATTTACAAATACACTTGTCATTGTAAACCAACCATGGGTTGAGTTACCCGATAATCCTTTCAGTCAACCTAAGATTAAAGCAAAGGGTGGTGAGTCAATTTGGTTAAACTCTACTTTGGTTTTCAGATTTGGTAATCAGAAAAATGCGGGGACTAACCCAATTGCGGCAGTAAAAGACAAGAGAAAGGTAAAGTTCGCAACGAGATCTAAGATTTCAATTATGAAAAATCATGTAAATGGTCTTGGATATGAGGATGGTAGAATAATTCTAACATCACATGGTTTTCTTTCAGGTAAGGACGCGGCTGAAGAGAAAAAGTCGTTAGAGGCTTACAAAGCAGAACACGCATCTTTATGGAAAGAAAAACTCGGAATTGAAGGTGATTTTGATTTAAGAGAAGAAAAAGAATAGATTGTTGAACCTCATAACAGGTGATAAATGTCAGTATTATTAGTAGACGGAGATAACTTACTTACGATTGGATTTTATGGAGTAAAAAATTACTTCTATAAAGGTGACCATATTGGTGGGTTATATCACTTCATTAACACATTAAGAAAATCTTTCGAACTTTATAAACTCGATAAGATAGTAGTCTTTTGGGATGGTGAAGATGGTGCTGCTACTCGTAAAAAGATGTATTCACGTTATAAGGAAAACCGAAGACAAAGAATCCGTTCCGACAAGGAAAAAGAATCCTACACAAAACAAAGAAGAAGAGTCCAACAATACCTTGAAGAACTTTATGTTAGACAAGGTGAGTTTGAATTCTGTGAAGCAGACGATTGTATTGCTGAGTACGCACAAAGAAGTACTGAGAATACAATTGTTTATTCCTCTGATGGGGACTTAGCACAATTGGCATCCGACACTACAAGGATATATAACCCATCACACAGGAAACTTTATAGTCAAAATGATATAATACAATATGAACATCAAGATCTACACATACAGAACGTTAAAATCGTTAAGATAGTATGTGGTGATCGATCAGATAATATCACAGGAATATATAATTTAGGAATTAAGAAAATGTTAAAACTTTTCCCTGAATTAAAAACAAGACCTGTGACTTTAAATGAAATTATTGAACGTTCAAATGAATTATTTGAGGAAGATAAGAATAATAAGACAGTTAAAAACCTCTTAACAGGGGTTACAAAGTACGGTATTTACGGAGAGGAATTTTTTAACCTTAATGAAAGTATTGTTAGTTTAGACCAACCGTTTCTTACAGGTGAAGCTCGAGAAACAATCACCGACCTTATCCATGAAAATTTGGATCCTGAAGGAAGATCCTATAAAAACACGATGAAGATGATGATGGAAGATGGTATGTTCACCGTTCTCCCTAAATCAGATGATGCGTGGGTAAAGTTCCTCAACCCTTTTTTACGTCTAACACGTAAGGAAAAAAATAAAAGAATAATAAAAATTAAAAATCATGACTAATAACGACTCAACTAAAGTAGAATTTTTGTTATCCCTTAGTGGTAACATAATTTGTCAAAGATTCTTCAATGTGAAGGATTTTAACCATAACGCAAAAAGATCTTTAGATATTAATGCAGATGTTTCAAATATTTGTGAAGAAATTTCAAACGATTTAAAAGAAAAAACATTGGATTTTCTTAGTAGTAATCAAAACTATTATCCCGTTTTAGACTCTGGGACCACTACTGAGGTTGAAGAAGAAGAGTACTTTTTACTTGAACTTAAGTTGAATGACGCAGTATTTATTCAAAGGATATTCGCTGCACATGTCTTCCCACCTAAGGTGAGATACTCGGTAGACATTAGACCAAAACTTAGAAGAATTTTAAACGATTTAGCTGAGACCTTATCATATGATGATGTTAACACCACTTACATGTCATACGAGTTAACAAAGTAGAATAAAAACAATAAAATTGAGATAATCATGCAAGAAAAGAATTTCGGTGAGTTGGGGAACCAGTTCCAACAAACGTTAATAAAATCAATAATCGAAGACAAAAAGTACGGGGAACAAATCCTCGAAGTTTTAGACAGTAAGTATTTTGACAATATTACATTTAAGTATATTGTTCAAAACGTAAAAGAGTTATTTATCACTTACAATTCGAGAGTACCTGACTATGAAACAGTCAGACAAAAGATTACCGAAAGTTCACTTGCAAACCCCAATACAAGTAAGATACATATTGACACATTAGATGCAATTGAGAATCTTAAAGACCCTGTACATACACCTTCATTTGTAAAGGACACAGCACTTAATTTCTGTAAACAACAGAGTCTAAAGAAGACTTTGAAAGATGTGGATAAATTAATTCATGGTGGAGATTTCCAATCGTATGATAGAATTGAAGAGATGATTGCAGAAGCACTTCAAGTGGGTGTTTCCGATGATGTTGTTGTGGATATATTAGATAATATTTCTGAAGCATTAGAGAACGACATGAGAACTCCAATGGCGACAGGTATTAATGGTTTAGATAATTTACTTGATGGTGGATTATCACACGGTGAATTGGGTATGGTGTTAGCACCTACAGGAACAGGTAAAACAACAATACTGACTAAGTTTGCAAATACCGCAGTTAATCAAGGTAAAAATGTAATTCAGTTTTTCTTTGAAGATAGTAACGCACAAATACAAAGAAAACACTTTACGGTTTGGTCAGGTGTTGAAGCAAAACATCAGAGTGAACAGAAGGCATACGTTCAACAGAAGATTGAAGAGGCTACAAGTAGAGAAGGTTTTGGTAGTCTTAAGTTAGTTAGATTACCTAATGGAACATCTACAACGGGGGATATTAAAAGAATTATTAGAAAAGTTTCTGCACAAGGACAAAAACCTGACTTAGTACTTATTGATTATATCGACTGTCTTACATCCGATAAATCGATCAATGGTGAGGAGTGGAAAGGTGAAGGTGCAATTATTAGATCAATAGAATCTATGTGTCATGAAATGAATATAGGTGTTTGGACGGCAGCTCAAGGTAACAGACAATCAAGTACTGTTGATGTACCAGGTGTGGATCATTTCGGTGGTTCTATCAAAAAAGCACAATCATCACACATCATTTTATCTATATCAAGATCAAATGAACAAAAAGAAAACAAAACAGCTAACGTAACTTTAGTGAAGTCAAGGATTGGTCAAGACGGAATTACCTTCAACGACTGTAAATTTGATAACGCAATGATGGATATCGTTCTTGAGGAACAGATGACTATGTTAGGTTTTGAACAGAATAAAGTTCAAAGAAACAACCAAAGGGCGGCTGAATTGTATAAACAATCACAAGGAATTAAACAATAAATAAAAATAATTAAGATGACAGAAAAAATTTTACAAGAAAATCCAGGACGATTTGTCCTATTCCCAATAACACACAATGATATTTGGAAGTATTATAAACAACAGGAAGCAAGTTTTTGGACTGCTGAGGAAATTGACTTACAACAAGATGTGAGTGATTGGGTTAACAAATTAAACGATGACGAGAGACATTTTGTTAAACATGTGTTAGCATTCTTCGCGGCGTCTGACGGTATTGTTAATGAGAATCTTGCAGAAAACTTCATTAATGATGTACAATATACAGAAGCTAAGTTCTTCTATGGTTTTCAAATTGCAATGGAAAATATTCACTCAGAAACATATTCATTGTTAATTGATTCTCTTATTAAAGATACTGAAGAACAAGATAGATTATTTAATGCCATTGAAACTATTCCAGCAATTCAAAAGAAGGCGGAGTGGGCACTTAAATGGATCGATTCCGAGTCATTTGCAGAACGTCTTATTGCGTTTGCTGCGGTTGAAGGTATTTTCTTTTCAGGTTCATTCTGTTCAATTTTTTGGTTAAAGAAACGTGGTTTAATGCCAGGTTTAACCTTTTCTAATGAACTTATTTCAAGAGACGAAGGTCTTCACTGTGATTTTGCATGTCATCTGTACAATGAACACATTGAAAATAAATTACCAGAAGGAAGAATTGAGGAAATTATCCTTTCTGCATTAGAAATTGAGAAAGAATTTATTCTTGAAGCATTACCAGTTAGACTAATTGGTATGAACGCAGATTTAATGGAACAATATTTAGAATTTGTTACTGATAGGTTATTGGATTCTTTAAACATTGAAAAGAAATTTAACACTGAGAACCCATTCGATTTTATGCAAAACATTGCATTACAAGGAAAAACTAATTTCTTTGAAAAGAGAGTCGCTGAATACCAAAAGGCGGGAGTTAATACCGAAGAAGGCGAGGATTTAGATTCTGCGTTTGGTGAAATGGATTTTTAAAATATACAAGAGATGAAAGTTAAAAAAAGAGATGGTTCCTTAGAGGAAATGAGATATGATAAGATCACAAGGAGAATTTCCTCTTTGTGTTCTGACTTAAATTTAGATTATGTTGATCCAACGTACATCACCCTAAAAGTTACACAGGGTATATACGATGGAATATCATCAACGGAGTTAGATACGTTAGCGGCTGAGACAGCTGCGTCAATGACAACTACCCACCCTGACTATGCAAAATTAGCGGGACGTTTAGCGGTCACTAACCTACATAAAACAACACCAAAGAAGTTTTCACAATCAATTAAGGAGTTATATTCTTTTATTGAACCTCGAACAGGTACTGAATCTTCTTTAATTTCTGACGAATTATTTGATTTCGTTAAAAAGAATAGAGCGGTTATTGACGGTGCAATTGTACAGGAAAGAGATTTTGATTTTGATTTCTTTGGATTTAAGACTTTAGAAAGATCTTATTTACTTAAAATCGGTGAACGTATAGTTGAGAGACCACAATATTTGTATATGAGAGTTGCAATGGGTATTTGTGATGGTGATATTGAAATGGGTCTAAGAATTTACGATGACTTGTCACAACACTTCTACACTCACGCAACACCAACGTTGTTCAATGCGGGTACCCGTAGACCACAAATGTCCTCATGTTTCCTAATTGGAAATAAAGGTGATGATATTAATGGTTTATTTAATACTATTCAAGACGTTGCAAATATATCTAAGTGGGCTGGTGGTATTGGACTACATGTTCATGATGTAAGAGCAAAGGGTTCTTATATTAAAGGAACTGGTGGTGAATCTGACGGTTTACTCCCTATGATGAAAACGTATAACGAAGTTGCACGATGGATTAATCAAGGTGGTAAAAGAAAAGGTTCTTTTGCTGTGTATCTTGAACCATGGCATGCAGATGTCTTTGAATTCATTGACCTAAGAAAAAACCACGGTAAAGAAGAAATGAGAGCAAGAGATTTATTTCTTGCAATGTGGACACCTGATTTATTTATGCAAAGAGTACAAGAAGATGGTGATTGGACACTATTTTCACCTGATGAAGCACCTGGTCTTTCTGATGTTTATGACTCACCCGACAATAAAAACTTTACAGAATTGTACGAAAAGTATGAAAGTGAAGGTAAAGGTCGTAGAGTCATAAAAGCAAGAAAATTAATGGACGCTATCTTAACTGCACAGATTGAGACAGGTACTCCATACATGTTATATAAAGATCCTGCAAATTACAAATCAAATCAACAAAATTTAGGGACTATTAAGTCTTCTAACCTTTGTACTGAGATTATTGAATACTCATCACCTGAAGAACAGGCGGTGTGTAACTTAGCATCTATAGCATTACCTAAGTATATTATTGATGGGGAGTTCAGTCATAAGTTATTATATGAATATGTTTACCAAGTAGTTAAAAACTTAAATAATGTAATCAATTTAAATTTCTACCCAACAAAGGAAACTGAAAAATCTAATATGCGTCACAGACCTGTGGGTCTTGGTGTTCAAGGTTTGGCGGATGTGTTTTGTATGTTAAAAATACCTTTTGAATCTGAAGAGGGAGACACACTACAGACTGACATCTTTGAAACTTTATATTTTGCAGCAATGACATCTTCTAAAGATCTTGCTGAAGTTCATGGACCATATGAATCAATAAGTGAATCACCAATTGAGAAAGGTATTTTCCAATACCAAATGTGGGGATTAAAAGACGAAGATCTATCTGGTAGATGGGACTGGTCATCACTTAGAAAACAAGTGATTAAATTTGGTGTGAGGAATTCCTTATTAGTTGCACCGATGCCAACCGCGTCTACCGCACAGATCCTAAATAATAATGAAGCATTTGAACCGTTTACTACGAATCTATATTCAAGAAGAACTTTAGGTGGTGAATTCATTGTTATAAACAAACACTTAGTTAATGAACTAATGTCGGTTGGTTTGTGGGGTGATGAAATTAAAGATAAATTAATTATGGAAAACGGGTCAGTACAAAATATACCTGAAATTCCAACAGAAATTAAAGAAGTCTTTAAAACCGTATGGGAAATGTCACAAAAGAGACTTCTTAATATGGCGGCTAATAGATCAGTATTTATTGATCAGTCACAATCACTCAACCTTTTCATTAGTAATGCAACCAAAGCAAAACTATTAGCTGCACACCTACATGGGTGGAAGTTAGGTTTAAAAACAGGTATGTACTACTTAAGAACAAGGTCGGCGGTTGACCCACTTAAAGGTTTAGGAGTAAACACATCTAAGAAGAAAACACCTGATGTGAATACGGAACCTCAAAAAGAAGTAATTGAAAACAACCCTATACCGACTTCTAATTCACTTTTAAGTGAAAATAAAGAGTTAAAAATGGTAACTAATCAGGATATTAGACCCGATGATTCACCATTTGATTGTGAAGGATGTGGTTCTTAGAATCATATTTTATTTATTTTTTTAAAAACCTCCTTAATTGGGGGTTTTTTATTTAACACCATTTTAGTAATGTTTATATTTATTAGTATGGCATTAACCTATGGAATTGACTTTCCTTTTAGAGAAAGTACAACAGGAGATTATTTAAAGTTAACCACCTCACCTGAAAAGGAGGTAAGGGCTAACCTTATACATCTCATTTTGACAAAGAAAGGAAGTAGATACTACTTACCAGAATTCGGTACGAGAATATATGAATATATATTTGATCAGAACGACATTGTGACTTTTAATTTAATTGAGGAGGAAATTCGTGAGGGGTGTAAGACATATCTACCAAACTTAGATATCAATTCAATAAAGGTTCAATCTGCTGAAGATGATACTGATCCTGTAACTACTGTTGACGAAGAAACAGATGAAAGGTTATTTAGGTTAGGGGATTCATCAACGAAACCATACACAGCGAAAGTTAAAATAGACTACACGGTTAATAATGGTGCGTTTAGCTCATCAGATTTTGTTATAATTAATATATAAAATGGCGAAGAAAATATCATATTCAACAAGAGATTTTGCAGGGTTAAGAGAAGAACTTGTTAATCTAAGTAAAGAGTACTACCCTGAGTTAGTTCAGAACACAAACGACGCATCGATATTTTCGGTGTTATTAGATTTGAACGCGGCTATCGGAGATAACCTTCATTATCACATTGATAGAGTATGGCAAGAGACTATGTTGGATTTCGCACAACAAAGAAAATCTTTATTTCATATTGCAAAAACATATGGTATGAGGATACCAGGTAATCGACCATCAGTGTCATTATGTGACTTATCAATCAATGTACCTGTAAGGGGAGATAAAGAGGATGAGAGATACTTAGGTATCGTAAGATCAGGAGCTCAAGTTTCGGGTGGGGGTCAAATATTTGAAACTATTGAAGATGTTGACTTTGCAAACCCATTTAACAACAAAGGTGAACCAAATAGATTAAAGATACCTAATTTTGATAGTAATAATAAATTAATATCATATACCATAACCAAACGTGAAGCGGTGGTAAATGGAGTATCAAGAGTGTATAGAAGAGTAATTACAACACAAGATCAAAAACCATTTTTAAAACTATACTTACCTGAACAAAATATTTTAGGTGTGGTATCAGTAATACATAAAGAAGGTACAAACTTTACATCTAATCCATCATCTTCAGAATTTTCAAACTCATCAAATAAGTGGTATGAGGTGAAATCTTTAATGGAAGATAAAGTTTTCATACCAAACCCAACATCGGCATCTGACAAAAAGAATTTCATTGCTGGTGATAATAAAAGGGTTACAAATAAATTCATTAGTGAATATACACCAGAAGGTTATATGTCAGTGACTTTTGGTTCAGGAACAGTAGATCCGTTAGATAACTTAGATTCGTTCAACGACGGGTCTCTAAAGGTTGGTCTTGGGTCTTATTTAAATAACTTATCGTTAGGTGCAACACCAAGAGCAAACAGTACGGTTTTCATAAAATACAGAATTGGAGGTGGTAAAGACACGAATTTAGGTGTCAATGTCATTACAAGTGTAGATAATGTGGAATTTAATGTAAGCGGTCCGTTGACCAATGTAAATAATCAAGTAGTACAATCATTGAGGGTTACTAATGTAACTCCCGCTGTTGGTGGAGCTGATCAACCAACAATTGAAGAAATTAGAAATATGGTTGGATATAACTTTTCAGCACAAAATAGAGCGGTTACACTTAACGATTATAAGTCATTAATAGAAACAATGCCATCAACATACGGAGCACCTGCAAAGGTTAATGTGATGGAGGAAGATAACAAAATCAGAATTAAATTACTTTCATATAATAGTGATGGTAGTTTAACTGACACAGTCTCAACAACATTAAAGAATAATATCTTAAATTATTTATCTAACTATAGAATGATAAATGATTATTTGGATATTGTTAGTGGTGAAGTAATAGATTTAGGTTTAGAAATTGATTTAGTTATTGATAAAAACACAACACAAACTGATGTTTTAAAAGACGTAATAGAATCGGCAACAAACTACTTCACAATTGAAGGTAGAAAGATGGGTGATCCATTATTTGTTGGTGAGTTAAAGAAGACCGTTGGGGATGTTGTGGGTGTTGTTAATGTTGTTGACCTTAGAGTTTTTGGTAAAACAGAAGGTGAATATTCAATGGCAGAAGTATCTCAGGGGTATGTTAGTGAAGCAACTAAGGAGATACAACAATCCGATTCTACTATCTACATGAAAAATAACCAAATTTTTCAAATTAGGTTCCCTAAGAAAGATATTAAAGTAAGAATAAAAACTCTCTCTTCCACTACATTTTAATTAACTTTTTGTGTATTATTATTATAATGGGAAAATAGGTTGTAATCTATTTATATTATATGATACAAAAACACAGAATACTAACTGAGATAGGTCAGGATCAAAAATTGACTGTTGAATTAAAACAGGACTATGATCTTTTAGAAATCCTTTCTCTGAAATTTACACAACAAGATGTTTACGCTTCGCTTTGTGCGGACTATGGTGTTGTTGCGGGACGTATTTCTGTTAATGATGGTTATGGTGTTGCAAATGCAAGGGTTTCAATCTTTATACCACTAAGTGATGAGGATAGTGATGACCCGATTATAAGTGCATTGTATCCATATACTTCAACATCTGAAACAAATGACGATGGATATAAGTATAATTTACTACCATCAAGAAAACAACACACAGGACATACACCAACAGGTACATTTCCCGATCAAGAAGATATCTTGGGGAGAGAAGAGGTCTTAGAGGTTTATGAGAAATATTACAAATACACGGTAAAGACAAACGATTCGGGTGATTTCATGATATGGGGTGTTCCTGTAGGTCAACAAGTAATCCATGTGGATGTTGACATGTCCGATATGGGATGTCAATCACTTGTCCCTTACGATTTCATATACGAGGGAGTATCTGAACAAAAATTCGAAAACGGATATACCTACATGAAATCCAATAACCTTGCGGGGTTACCACAGATTACAACATTTGAAAAAACCATTGAAATTTATCCTTTTTGGGGTAATGAAGATTTATGTGAGATTGGTATTACAAGAACTGATTTTGATTTAAAAGAACAAGGAATCCGTATTGAACCATATTCCATTATGATGGGTGGTTCATTTACTGATGGTGGTAAAGATTCTGTAAGGGTTAGGTGTAATGTTGACAAC